TCACCAGAGCCCGCAGTGCTGCGGCCGAGCAGCACGTTGCTGCTGCTGGTGTCCTGCAGCTTGGCGTAGGTGACGGCGCCATCCGCCAGCGCTGCCGTGCCGAGGTTGCTGGCCTTGGCGGTGGTGACGGCGCCATCCGCCAGCTTTGCGGTGCTCACCGAGCCATCCGCCAGCACCGAGGTGATCGCGCTGTAGGCGCCGGAGCGGTAGATCTGCAGCTCGCCGGTGCTGCTGTTGACCCAGCCGCGGCCGTCGAAATTGTCGGAACCGGGCGCCGACGCGCTGATCGCCACCGAGCTGCTGTCGGCGAGCTTCGCGGCGGTGACGGCATCATTCGCCAGCGCTGCGGTGCCGAGCTTGGTGACGCTGGCCTGATCCAGCTTGTCGAGATCGATCGACGCGGCATCGACCAGATCGAGGCCGGCATCCACTAGGTCCTTGGCGGTGACCTTCTTCGTCTGCGATGCCGAAATATCGGCAATGGGCAGCACGTCGGTGGCAGCCACCGAGGACTTCGGCAGGGATGTGAGTTGGGTAATCCGCTGATCAGCCAAGGCTCAAGCCTCCAAGGGCACCACTGCTAGAGCCCATGTTAGTCCTCAGTTTCCTTCAGCAAGAAGTCGAGCGACTGCTCAAGGTTGATGCGGTCGTCGTCTTCCTTGAGGATGAACTCATCAATGGAGCCGATCAGCAGCCTGATCTCTCCTGTTGTCACGAAATCAATCGTGCAGTTGATGATGTCGCCTGCGCGCACTTCCACGCCGGCCTTTGTCACCATCGCATCGAATTGGTAGAAGACGTTATTCACGCCTGCATCGACTGACTTGTCGGTGAGGTAGAGCGCGCAGTCGAAGCTGCTGCCAAGCTCGAGGCGCTGGATCAGCTGCAGCATCAGCAGCGGCGTCTCGGTGACGCCGGCCGTTGTGTAGTCGAAGGCGCAGGTGATCGAGCCACTGCCCGACAGCAGACCAGCGCTGTAGAGCTGCCGGAACTTGTCGTTCAGGCTGGTGGTGTCGATCGCCTCGCGATCCGTGGCCAGCGTGTAGTCGATGACGTTGCCCAGCACGCTGTAGGACACGTCGCGCACGCGGCACTCGATCGGGATCGGTTCACCGGAGAACTGGTAGAGCGCCAGCTCATTGGCGCGCGTGTTATTGACCGCATCGGTGAAGGTGCGGAAGAAGCGCAGGCCACCGGCTGCGTTCACGTTCACGTAGGCGGAGATGCCGCTCTCCACCGTGCCGCTGCTCCATGCGGCCCCGGTGAAGCAGACCAGCCCGCGCGCGTCGGTGGTGCTGATGTCCACCTTGTCACCGGTCAGCAGGTTGTCGCCGGCACTGTCGAAGCTCAGCCGGTCGAGGCTGGTGTTCACGTCGGCAGGATCGATCTGATCCTGCAGCGCGCTGATCAGCACCGAGGTGGCACGCCTCAGCCTGACGTTCCCCTTGGTGCCAAGGAAGAAGGTCATGCGATCACGCCGCCAGCGAGGAAGTCGCCATCGACCGTGAACTGGATCGGCACGGTCACCAGCTCGCCGGTGCTGACACCAACCTGCGCGGAGGTGATGTAGGCGAAGAACTCCAGATCATCGGCTGCGTCATCGCTGACGCGCAGGCGCAACCTCACCCGATCGGTTTCGGTGACAGCGCCCACCTTCTGTACCTTGCCGAGCAGTGCGGTGAACTGCGACAGCGTGGCCGACTCGCCGGCCTCGAGGCGGTAGTAGAGCAGCGTGGCCGAACCGCTGGCCGACTTCAGGCCAGGCGTGAAGGTTGCGGCGGTGCTGTCGATCGCGGTGGTGCTGAGCAGCTCCACGCTGGTCTCCACCGACCAGTCACGGATCTTCGCCACGGGTTTGTAGGCCGCGCCGTCCCAGAACTCCAGCTTGCCCGTGCGGCCTGTGTAGAAGCCCATGAACGGCGGCCCAGTCTGAAATCAGGCTAGCGAATGGTGAAGCCACTATCCGCGAAAGCCGCGATCAGGCTCAAGGTCTGGCCATCCTGCTGAATGCACGGATGCTCAATGGCCTTCACCGAAACCTGCCCGTCTTCATCCATTTGCACCTCCGTTACACGGAACACCCGCTTGCGGGTGATCGAGGTGCCGAGCACGAACAGGCGGCCGACATAGGGCGCCAGCGCTGAGGCGGTGCCGTTGGTGACGGTCACGCTGTCCACGCTCACCACCGCGCTGCCGGACTGGTAGACCAGCGCCTTCAGACCGCTGCCGTTCGGCACCTGCCCGATCGGCGTGTTGAGCACACCGCCGGCCTCCACCACGCCGGTGCTCACCTGATCCCACTGGTTCTCGCCGATCGCCACGTAGATGTAGCTGCCGGGCTCCAGCACGCTGTCGGTGGGGAAGGTGGAGAACTCGATCGCGCGACGGATGTGGCGCCGCTGGTTGCACAGCAGCTTGCCGAACCGGATCGCCTGGCTGCGGTTGGTGACGTACTGGGAGAGATCGAAGGTCTGGCGCACGCTGTTGGCCTCAAGCGCATCGGCGCGGCTCACCTCCACGCTGCGATTGCGCGGGAAGACGCCATCGATCTCGGTGTCGCGGTAGATCACCGAGGCGATCAGGTCCTGCACGCTGCTGCCAAAGTCGAGGAACTCCTCGCGGTAGCTGTCCTCGAGGATGTTGCCTTGGTTGAACAGCGCCGTGATGGTGACCTGCCGGGTGATGTTGCCGGCGTCATCGCAGGGCACTGCGGGCACCAGCGTTTCGCGGCCACCGACACGGCCGAGCTCGAGCAACGAGAACGGTGCCACGTCAGCCCAGAACTGCCGCCACGGCACCTGCTCGGCGATCACGCCATCCATGAACAGCTGGTTCTGACGGCAGAAGCGCTTGGCCAGTGCCAGCGCCTGCAGATCAACGCCGCCGATCTTGGCGAACCGGCCGATGCCGTTCTCGCCGTCGAGGATCGTGTCGAGGAAGATGTCGGGCGCGTAGCTGCTGGAGCCGTCCGGCTGTGCGGAGTAGGTGCCGTCATCACGCAGGCGGCGCAGCTTCTTGCCCTCGAGCGTGAACACCGACAGCGAGCGCAGGTCTTGGATGCCTTGGCCGCTGTAGGCGTTGAAGCCCAGCAGCGTCAGTCCGTTGTAGAGGTTGGGGTAGTTACTGAAGGCCTCGATGCGCTGCTCCGTCACGGCGCTGATCGAGAACTCGGGTCCACCTTCAAAGCTGAAGCTGGTCTGCGTGTCGGAGCGCACGGAGAACAGCCCCCACTCGTCCACCTCGTAGGGGTTGACGTTGATCGATGGCTTGAGACCTTGCCGTGAGCGCACGCTGCCGAGGAAGGTGAACTGCCCGCCAGCTGGTCCGGGGATGATCTGCACGTCGCCGCTGTTCTCGATGTAGGCGAAGTCAGCAAAGCCGTGGAACTGCATTTCGGCAGCCGGTTCAGCGATCGGATCGAAGCGGAACTGCCAGTTGCCGATGTTGTCGCCGGCCACGAACTTCAGTGACATGAAGTTGTCCACGTCGGCGCCGCGGCGCACGGCGAAGATGTAGGGCAGCCGGCTCCACTCTGCGCCGGTGCGGCGGTAGCGCAGCCAGAAGAAGGCAGCGCGCACCTTGGTGCCGTTGTCGCTGTCGCGGAACCGCTCCACCTTCTCCTTGCCGTACTTCGGCGCACGCCCCTGGATCCGCTTAAACACCTTGGCCTTGAGCGCGAAATCAACCACGCGGCACTCGGTGATCGTCTCGTAGCCGGCCTCCTCCATCTTCACCAGGCACTTGGTGTTGAAAAAGTCGTTCCAGCTGTTCGGGTTCTCGAGGTAGCGCTGCAAAAAGCCAATTCTGTTGTTTTTGGTTGTGATCTCGCTGCGCAGGTTGGCGTCACGCGCCGCCATTGCATTCAAATCGAGATTGTTGGCGTCTGCGTAAAGCTCAGCCAGTTCCTTCTGCAGCCGACTTTGCCGCCTTAGCAGAACCTTGCGGTCTTCGCGGAGCGTACCGCCTCTGGGCGTATTGAAGCCATACTCACGAACGGCCCAGTCGAGCTTTGACTGCTGATTTCTCAGGCGCTTGCTCAGAGTCGCAATTCGGACCCTCGCTTCCCTGATCCACTGTCTTCTTCTGTCAATGAACGCCTGGCTGGTGTTGTTCTTCTTGCGCTCTGCGCTGATCTCCTCTTGCCATTCTTCGATCTGGTTTCTTTCGTCGTCTCGGCTCTGACGAGTGTTTAGTACCCTCTGGGCAAATGGATTGATGCGATCGTCGAAGATGTCACCGTCATCGTTGAGTATGCTGTCGATCTCAGCAGCAGTCCAACGGTTATCTCTTAGCTCCTCAACCAGACTGATCAGCGAATCAATTTCGTTGAGCTTTGCGCTGACCCCATCTCCAACGCCGGGCTTGAGGATCGATTGATTGCGCAGCAGCTCATCGTTCAGCGTTTCAATTTCACCCTGAAGCTTGATGATCTCGTTTTGTGCTTCGCGGCCGTTCTTCTTGAAGTCTGTGGTGCCGTAGTCCTCGATCGGGCAAATACCAGCCTCGATGCACTCCATCGAGACACGCATGGCGCCGTCCTCCAGCTCCACGTTCTTGATCGGCGCCGCCACGCGGAACTTTGCGCTGCCGAGCTTGTAGGTGCTGGCCGCGTCGATGTAGCTGGACAGCGTGCGGCGCAGCTCCCTGGCCGCGCGTGCGGTGTCGCTGCCGCCTGAGTTGATCTGGCGGAAGACCAGCGTCATGCGCTGGCCGACCGGAACCGTGGGGCGCGCATCGTTGAGCACGTTCAGCGGCCAGTAGCTCTCCAGCCCGGCGATCTCCACGCCAAGCGGTGCGTCCTTCTCCCTGCCGTCCTCATCACG